TCAGGCCCAGAACATTTTGAATAGCGCAGCGGTTTTCTGGTCGGCGAACCAGAACGTCCCATCGGTGAGGCATGGGTAGGGGTAATCGTCCGCATTCTCCCGGAGCCATTTTTTGACGGCTTCGGTGTAGCTGGCTTTGACCGGCCAGACCAACCGGCCATAGTGAGCGGCCAAGTCGTCCGCTTCGGTCGAACCGGCCTCAGTCAGTTTGGCTTGCCATCCTTGGATGATGCCCGAGACGCTGGCCGGAACATCTGACGGATAGCTGATCGACCACGCGACGATAACCGTGGCGAATTCCTTCTGATCATCAATGGTAAACTGGCTATCGCGGACGACTCCGGTTCGGTCGTTTCGCTTGAACACACCTCTCGCTGCGGACAGTGACGCCCTCACCTTGAACTCGTAGGTCACGATATTACCGTCCCGGTCGGTGTCGCTCGTGGTGGAGAAAAAAGCGTTCGATTGGATTCTGTTGGCCAGAGCCATGGCCACCTTTCGACAGTCGGCCTTGGTTGCGAGGACACGCGATCCCATTAGCTGGCCTCCTTGGCGGTCTTGTCCAGAATGTGGGGCATCACTGAACGGCCTCCCGAACCTTCGCCAGTCGCTGTTCCAGATCGGTGACGCGATCTTTCAGTTCTGCGTTGCGCCTGACCGCTTCTTTGATTTCCCAAGCCGTGCGTTTCGCGTGACGTTCAGCCACCTCAAGCGGAGTTTCAGTCCGATCTTTTGCGAGTTTGAACGTCGCTCCTGCCGGAGGGTGGCCGCCACGATCAGCCGCAAGTTCGCGAAGGAAAGCCGCGCTCTCGGTTTCCCAGACATGCGCCACCTTTTGCGCGGCCTTTCGAGCTTCGACAGCCCGCTGAATGACGCCATGGGCGCCCGTGACTGAGGTAAAGGCGACTTCGTGGATGTCCGCGCCCGTCGCCTCGAACTTCTTCCTGAACAACCGGAGGCCGTTCAGGGCCTCACCATCGTTCGGATTCAAGAGGGCGCCGCGAAGAAGCTTTGAGAGCTTCAGATAAATCTCGGGTGCCATCAGCCCTCTCCAGCCATGCGGGCGTTGTAGGTCTCGTAAGCCGCGTCAAAGTAAGAACGCAGCGAACGCTTCTCCCACTTTCCATGCGGAGAGGCCTCAAGAAGTTCGATGGCGTCGATGTATTCACCGGGATCAAGTTCATTCTTCTTGACCAAATCGATGAACGCGTTGTGATCGTAATCCATTTATGTGATCCCCCGATGCGTGGTTGCTGTTTAATCCCGCCTGATTGACCAGATGCGGATTAGTTGGTCAGTCTGCGATGGTCTCATAATCGAACGATTCAAGATGGCCATCGATCTCACCGCTCTCAAACAGAGCTTCGTGGACCGCTTCGTCCAGATCGTCGGCTTCTTCCATTTCGTCATCGTCCAGTTCAACGATGACGGAATCGGGCGCGCGTTCACCCGTGGTCACAATATCAAAACAACGAAACTTCACTGATATTCTCCATACTGATACAAGGTCGTTTGGTTGACCAGATAATCTCATCGTTTCAGTGGGTTGGCAAATGGGGCTCCAGTGAACGCGCAGCAAATACTTTCAGATCGCCCACGAAATACGCGCAAGTATGTTCAGACGCTCGCAAGAACGTTCTGAACCCCGAGAACTACTTTCTCGGCGGCGTTGTTCAGGATTTCTCCGAAAATAAATTTGTAGTTGGTTTGTAGTTGGAGGCCCGACGCCCCGTGGACGAAGCTGGCTCAGCTTTCGTCCCGTTGTTTGCCCGACCAACTATAAAACAGCCTCTCATGGATCGGCTGAAGGTCAACCGTTTTTGCCCGTCCGATTAGGCGGGCGGACCCTTGGCGAGGAAGTAGGCTTCCATAAAAAGCGCGGCGTCATGGCTGTCTTGCTCCATCTGGGCCAGATGGTTCTCCAGTTGGTGGAGCCGGGTTCGTGCGAGGCTGATCTCGCCGCGCGTCTTCATGGCCTCGGCGTCTGCGCGCCTGAACAGGTCCATCATGATCGCGAGGCCTCGCGGCGTCAGTTCCTCGGGGGTGAAGGTGGGCCTCATGCGTCACCTCCCCAGAGCAGTTTGAATTGTGCCGCACGATCTGGATCGGTTGAGATCGAGGCGAGAAAGAGAGCCGCGTTCAGTCGATTGCCATCGATGAAGCTGGCTTGGACGGTCAGTTTTTTGAGGGGGAAGATGTCTCCATCGTCCGTTTGAAACTTGACCTCTGCGAACGAGAAAGACTCCGCTCCCCAATTGATCAGGGCAGCTTCAACGTCTTCGCGAATGGCGGGATCGATTTGGATTTCGATCTTCATCGGCCCGCACCTCGGATCATCGCCCAGAGTTGGCGGAACAAGCCGGAGGCCCGGCCGTCGCGATCACGCTGATGTCTGCGACTGGCTGTCACAACACGACGTTCGAAGTCGGAGCGAGCGAGATTAAACGCCTGTAGAGACGTGACCGGCTGACCCCGATAGGTCAGAATATGACCCGGTGCAGGACTGTGGATTGCATCAAGGGCGCGAGCATAGTCTTCATGCGCGCGTCTGATTTCATTGTGGTCGATCATTATGCGTCACCTTTAATATCGTCTTCGCGATTTGATTCGCGTAGATTGTTAGGTGACAGAGCTTCTTCGAAGATGTCTGCGAGCATCGCGTCCATATCGAATGATGATTGTTGGTCCATGTTGGGCCTCCGAGATAGAGATAGGTGACACTTCTATTTATCTCGGAGGCTCAAATTGCCTGTCTTAAGCGGCCAATGCCTGTCTCAAAGCCGCCAATCTTTCTTTTCCTGTCATGGCCGGGCGAACCGCGACGGCCGCTTTCGCGCCTGTCTTTCCCGCTTTCTGGACGCGCTGGCTGATCCGCTCCCGCATTTCGTAGCGAGCGAACTTCAGGAGCGGCGTTAGAGCCTCGAACAGACGCTTGTTGATCAGGACGATATGCGCTGGCTTCGGACCTGATCTCGGAGCCCGGAAGCCAAGGTTTCTTCCGGCGGTCTGGTTGAACTGGTCGAGGTGATGAAGGCGGATCAAATCATCACGTCCGCACCATGCGTTCAGGGCCTCAAGCCGCGCGTATTCCTCCGGCGGCAGCAAGGCCATGGTCTGAACGATGTCTTCGCTGATGTAGCCGTTCGAGCCCTTGGCCGTATGGTGCGTCTCGGTTTGAACGAGGTCGGACATCTTGTTGCCGATCCCCCAAAGCTGTCTGCCCGTCTCCTTCAAATGATCCTGACGAACCTCCCGCACGAGGGCATGAAGGTTGCGCGAAATCACTTCACGGCTGGGCCGCACTTCGGTCACGTCCCGCGCGATCTTCGGCGTATCCAACTCCGTCACCGTCCACGGCTCGCCGATCTTGCGGATGATCGCTGTCGGCACGGCCTCGGTCGTCAGGATCAGAACCTTGGCGGCTGATGTCGTCGGCCACGCCTTGACGTGAATGCGCCAGTCTCGCCCGGCGGTTTCGCCATAGATGTCGCGCCAGTCGGGATTGTTCGACGCGACGTAGGTTCCGTATTCCCCGCTGTCCTTGCTCGTTACCCGATCCCAACCGTTCGCCGGAACTTCGCGGATCGCAACCGCCTCTTCAAACGTCACGCCTTCGGGCGCCGGGTTCAGTTTGGCGAACGAGGTGTAGCCGTCCAACAGCCGCGTCATCGGCGCCCCTTTGGGCCAAAGCTTCTTACGCCCGCCTTCAGGGTGCGGCATGACCGCGAGGTCTTCGACCCACTGACAGGCCTCGGCCGTATCGATCCTGACGAGATTGTCCTTGGAAACTTCGTCATGGATCAGCACCGCCAGAGCCGTGTCTTCACGCGCCCGCTGACGCTGGGCTTTTGGGTCGAGCGTTGCGTCCCAAAAAGCGGGCGACAACATCAGGCGAGACGCGCTGTCCTTAACCCATTCATGCGCGACGTCATGAACCGTAAATAGGATCGGCACGGCCCCGGCATAGGACCGGCGCAAGGCGCGAAACGTCGCCGCGACCTTTTCCATAACCTCTGGCTGATGGTCCCGCACGGCTTGAAGGATCGAGGTCGAGCCAAGCTCCATGGCCCGCTCCAAGGTGATCTCCGCAACACCAAGCGCAGCGCAAGCCTCCGCGTAGTTCCGGCTCCAACTCTTCAGAACCACGGCTTCAAACCGCTTACCAAAGCGCGCGTGAGGGTGCGCCGCGTTGAACTCGTCCGCCTTTTCCTTGGCCAGCTTGTAGGTCGAGAAGGCGAACATCATCAGCCCGGTTTCACCCGCGTTCTCAAACCGCTTGAGATAGCTGGGCGTGTTCGAGATCAGGGTTCGCGACTTCGAAATGCCCTCGGGCGCAGACAGAAAATGACAAGGGCGATCATCCATCATGAGGCTGTCCAGAACCGTCCCCATCGCCGCAATGGCGGCGTCACGGTCGGTCGCAGCCTCGGCGAACTGTTGCTCAAGATCGGTCCGCTGGCGCCCGCCCGGCGCAAGGTGTCGCTGCTGATATTCCTCGCTCCAGATCGCCACCATTTCCCCCAGAGGCTTCGGCAGACGCCGAGGCTTTGGGCCAAGGAACGAACCTTGGATCATGATCGAGGCGAACCCTTCGGCCATGTAAGACGAAGGCCGCTTGTCTCCCGGCCCATTGAAAAACTGTGCGCGTAGCTCGCCACGCTCGACGACAAAGCCCGCGAACGAGGGATAGTCCGGGTAATGCTCGCGCAGACGGTCGGCGCAATAGTCAGCTTCAGGCGATCCGACGAGGAAGGTGAGGGGAGCCGCCTTGCCCTTGCGGGTCGGCAGATCAACGCGCGTGAAATCCGCCGGGTTGAAGATGCTCTGCGTCGCGCCGCGACCCGCCGTGGTGCGAACGTATTCCCATAGGACGACCTGTGGGACCGGATGACCGGCCGGAACATCGAACGCATGGGCCTTGTCGATCAGGCGGGTTCCGTGCGGAAGGCGACGATACCATTCCGGCTGGCGAAGGGTCGTGTCAGGCTTTTCAGACGCTGGGATGGCGAGAGCAGCGAAGCCAGTGAACTCTTGGTTCAAAGCGTCCCAAGCCTTTTGGAGACCGTAGCGCAACGAAGGCCGTTCAGGAGCCCGCTGGGCGATGATGTGGGTCGAGAAGGCGAAGTGATAGTGAAGGCTCTTGTTGCCGCTGTAGGTGACGTTCAGGCCGACAAAATCCGCATAGGTCGCGCGCAGGTGGGCGACGAACTGTCCAATGGGACTGTCGAGCGGATGTTTGGAAGAGCGAAGCCAGCCCAACTGCTGACGGAAGAACGGTAGTTCGGAATCGAACTCAATCGTGAAAATATAGTGCGGCCCGAGAGCCGTGCGGAACATCGGGTGATTGTAGTTTTCATCGTTCACCGTCGCGATGTTCAGGACGTTGGTGAAGAGGCATTGAAGATGCCAATGATCATCAGGAAGGTCGCGGATGATGCTGTGATCGCGCCCCTCAAGGTTCTTGGTGTAGCTGACGGACATGTAGGTGCCGAGGTCAGGCCGGTAAGCCGCCGGTTTGATGATCGTATCGAGGAAGCCGCGCAGCGGCTTGGCAGACGCATCGGTGAACTGGCGAAGTTCACGGGCAGAAAGCTTAGGTGCGTAATAGGAGGACCAAAGGTCGGAGTATAGGTCAGTCATTTGTTAGGTCGGGGTCAGGTCATGGGTTATGTGTGGCGGGCTTGCGACCTGACTGACTTCGCCGGGTAGCTACTCCCGACGTGCCCGCCACATGTCTATTTATATATAGAAGCCAATTCGCGTGCCATTTCTTTTGACGTGTGAGTGGATCGGGTGCGAATTGCGTTATTTGGTCGATATTTTTCCCCCATGAAACGGGACGCCGTATTAAGGTATTAATAGGACGACCCGTTTCGTGGGGGTTTTTTCTGCCCTATGACAACTCACGTCACGGGAGCGGCAACGCCGCGACTTTACCCGTGAAGTCGATACTTCGACACATCAGACACAAAGAACCCGCCGGAGCGGTTAACTCGGCGGGTTCCTTTTCATGTCACTTATTTTCGGAGATAGCTCCAGCGAACAAGCTGTGAAAGCGGGAGCCGAATGTATTTATCTCCGCAAGGCGTTTCCGCGTCATCAGGCGAAGAAGGCCTCGTCATGCTCGCCCCAAACGTGGGCGTAGTCAGCGCGCAACTCACGCTCCAGCGCGTTCAACAGCATCGCCTCCGAAACGGGATGCATGTTGTCTGACGAATCCCAAGCCGGGACCGCGACATCAGGGAAATAGCCAGCTTCAAAAGCCATGAACGCGGCGCGCTCCAGCGAGACGCCATCCGGGCGAACAAGCTTCCTTCTGAACGGCGCCTCTCTATGCCAACGGTCGAGATCGCGGGCGGATAGTTCGCCGCCATCGTCACAGATTCCCTTGATCGAAAGGAACTCGGCGAGGCTTGGCTCACGTCGTGGATGGAAAGGCCTCACAGGAGCCGCTGGAGCCGCTGGAGCGGGTTCGGGCTCAACCGTTGCCGGAACCGTCTCTTGACGCTCCAGCGGCTTGAAAACGGCCTTCCTGACGGTTGAGGAATGGGCGCCGATGCGCCCTCCCTTGAATGTTGAGAGTCGGGCGAGGAAACCGGCCGCAACGCCACCCGATACGGGCGAAGGGCAGGGCGCAACCGGCGGCGTCGGATCGTCATCACCATTATCGTCAGCAAGGCCGTTTTCCGGCTCGCTGACGGGCAGCGGCAGGTAAGGGAGGCAGATGACGCCAACCGGAACGGAAGGCCGTTCAGCGGGCTTCTTTTCGCCTTTCTCGGCGAGATCAAAAAGAAGGTCACAGGCGGCTTGAGCCTTGCTCGCAGCCGTGAAGATCGCGCGCTTGTCCTGTTTGAAAACCTTGAGCCAATCGGCGAGATAGGCGGCATGATCCTCGCGCGGTTCAGCCGCGATCCCAAGGCGAGCCATCGCATAGGCCGCGCCCATTTCAGCCACCAATTCCTCGAAGGCATAGGCCCGCGAGCCAAAGCGTTTGCCGAACTCACGCGCCAGCCGGGATTTGTGGCCAGTCCAATGCGTCAATTCGTGCGCGAGGGTCGAATAATAGGCTTCGATCTCATGGAAGGCACCAGACGGCGGCATTTGCACATAGTCGCCAGACGGCGAGAAAAAGGCCTTGTTCCCGCCGTGGCGGATGTCCGCGCCGATGGCGACGGCCCAAGCGTCAGCCGCCGCGATGCGCTCGCCTTCTTGCAAGGGCGCGACATTCTCGAAAAAGCTTTCGGGCAAGCCGTCGATCTGTTCGACGTTGAAAACCGAATAGCCTTTGGCGAACATCCGGGCCTTACCGTCGTCGCCTTCCTCGCCGTCATCGGCTTGAGCTTTGAACGTCCCCCAATAGACAATCGAAGTCGCTTTCTCGCCCTTGCGGACGCATCCGCCTAAAGCCTTGGCTTGATTGAAGGTCATCCACGTTTGAGCGCGGTATCCCTTCATTTCAGCCGCGCCCCAAAGCAACATCGTATTGATGCCGCGATAGGCTTCGCCATTCGCCCGCGTCGGAACGGCGGGAATCCCGCAGCCTTCCGAAGTCCATTGCGGCGCCCAAGGCTTCACGCCCGCTTCAAGCATGGCGATGATCGAGTCAGTGACAGTCTCGTAAATGTCTTTTTTGATGGCTTTGGTCATTGTGTCACCCTTTGCGTTGATGCGTGTTTTGCTTGCGCGGATCAGTGAGGATCAGGAGGCCGACGGCGAGGGCAGGAAGCCCTACCGTGACAAACAGGGCGGCGATCATTCCACGATCTCGAAAAACCAACCGTTGATCGTGAGGCGTTCGCCGGTGTCGTCACAGATGGCGTCGAACTGGCCATCGATGTCGAAATCCGGGCGAACCCAAACAGTCAGGTCATGCTCGCCGTTCGTGATGTCGATCAGGCGGGAGAACTCGGAACGAATGATGATTGTCACGTTAGCATCCTTTGTGTTGAAGCATTCGATACCCCAAACATGAATCACGAAATACATGCTGTCAACGCAAAAAATGTCGTGAACGAAAAAAGGCAGGATTAAACCCAAAAACCAAGGTCCGCAACCAAAGGTTGTATATATACACGCGCGCGTAGGATCGTCCCGCGCCTTGCTTGAGCATGGTTTGACGATGCGTCGTGACGTTCGGTCCCATGCCTTACGGTAACGAGGGCCAACAATCTCAAAGGGTTAGCGAGACGGTGGCGCGGATCGTGCCAAGCATCGTGCCGGAATCGCTTTCGGAGGCTCCAAGCCATCGCATCGAGCGGCCAGCATGAGCGGGCGCGAGGCAGTCGAGGCCAGCCAGCGGACCCCCCCACGGGGGTATGCGGCCACGGGACCACGTATATTCCCCACTTCGGTTACGTGACCCAAAATCAATCTGGTGCTCTGATTAACCCACGTGCATCGTCCGACAATGGCATGGATCGGCTTCAACACATCCGGGTTCGAACTCGAACGCGGAATCGGCATCCTTCAGGAGAGTCTCAAGGCTGCGTTGGACGCTCTTGAACAGAAGCATCAAGACACGGTGCGCGAGTATGAGGACTACGAGGTTGGCGTAGCTGCGGGCACCATTGAACGCGAAGGCGAATGGGAAGATGGCGTTCAAATCTGGGAGAAAAGCCAGTTCTATGATTTCGATCTTGAGGTGATCGCTGAGACTGTGAGGGCCGTGAGAAAAGCCCACGTCGTGGCGTTGTATCACCACTGGGAGCGAACCATTGCCGCGTGGGCGAGGTATGAGAAGGCGTTACCCGAGGGCGTAGATAAGCCGCATCATGGCCACCTACGCGAAGCGTTGCTCAAGGCCGAGATCGTGCCACATCCCCGGTTGAACGCGGTCCGCGACCTTAACAACGCACTCAAGCACAACAGCGAAGATTATGGGAAAAAGCTCTTAATTTCGTGGCCCGAATTATTGCCGTCTAACTTTAAACCTCGTGCTTACACGAATTGGTATGAGCTTATCACGCTGACCGACTCCGATCTCAGCGTGATCGCTGAAGCACTAATACGATCAGGTCCGTCACCTTTTCTAAGCCGCAACCGGTTTATGGAAGGATTATCGTAGCCTAAATCTCCGGCTCCCGGCGCATCTGATCCCCCTAACGAAGTTCACCTCTACCGCCTGTGGACGGTCCCGCCAACCTGCCTTGACCCGTGAACAAATGCGGAACATTTCTCCCGCATGATTGCGAACCGTAAAGGCCCTTATCGACCGATCATCCAGACATGGAGCATGAACCTCGGTCGCATGTTGGCGCATACGCCTGAAGGCTGCGAGGCGTGGATCGTCTGCTCACGCTGTCAGACGACTGAGGCGGTCGATCTCTTCAAGCTGGCGAAACGCTACGGCCCACTGTTCTCACTGTGGAACCGCCGTCCTCCATGCCCGCGCTGCGGCGACGAACGGTTCTTCACCAGTCATCACAGTTCAGGAGCGTTCGTCTGGCCTATGACCACGGACGAGCCGTGGCTGACCAACGATCTCCACGAGGTTTATCGAAAGATGCGCGGGAAGGTTTGACGCCTTCAGTTAACCAGTTCGGCGACCTGTTCGTCCACCGCCCGATGGCTCTCCACTCGGTAGGCGGATCGAACAATGAGGTCGTCGCCGACTTCCACAACGGCCAACCAATCGTCGCCGGGCGTGCGAACCATGATCACTTCCGCACCGTCAGAGGTTCGGCCCTTGGGCTGGAAGGCATCCCTCTGAAGGGCCTTCTCGATGGTATCCACGGCGTTGGCTGGCACCGCGTTCATGGAAACGATGGTGAGGCCGCGTCCGAGCCTACGAGCACGGTAGGGGCCTTCACCCGTGATCTTTCGCCAAGCCCAACGTCCGATGAGGATCAGGCCCAAGAGACAGGCTATCGATCCGCCGATGTTGATCGATATGTCGCGTATGATTGCGGAACCGACCAATAGGCCGACCAAGCCGCCGCCTATCCAGACGCACAGGGCGATCCAAAATGAGGTCTTAAGCATGAGCCCCTCCCAAGGTTCACACCCATTATAACCCAGATCGCTGCTGGATAAATAACAGCATGATCCGAAAGGTTCTGACCCAAGCGCGCACCTACCGTCAGCCAAACTTTAAGAGGGTGGCGCGTATCGGGCGCCCATGACCCTCGATAAGTTCTATACGGACCCTACCGTCGCCATCGCGCTCAAGCACCACACCTACGCGCTGCTTGGCGCAGACCGGCCGAAATATGTGATGGAGCCGAGCGCGGGCGGCGGCGCCTTTCTTGAGAACCATGACGACGTTGTGTCCTTCGACCTTTCGCCAGACGATCCGGTGGGACGGACGCTCCAGCCTGATCAGCTTGGGTTCGCGACAGAGGATCGCGGCGGGCTCGATCCAGACTTTCTCCGCATCGTCCGTGAAGAGGCGGGCGAAGGTCGAAACATTCTGACCATTGGCAACCCGCCATTTGGCGAGCGGAGCGCGCTCGCGGTTCAGTTCGTGAACGCCTATCTCGAAGTGGGCGGGGTCGTGGCGTTCGTGATCCCCATCACTTTCCGCAAATGGTCGGTCCAAAAACAGATCAGGCCAGACGCACGGTTGATCGCGAATTGGCACGTCGATGAAGACGCTTTTCACCTACCAGATGGCAGCCCCTACAGAATCCGGTGCGTCTTCCAAGTCTGGTCGATCCGGCCAGAGGAGCATCGCCACCATGACTTACGCCTGAAGGCTGCTCCGGCGCGGTCGCATCCAGACTTTCAGATGAGGCGTTGGAATCGGGTGGGCGACATGGAGAAAGCGTTTGCTTGGGATTTCGACTTCGCCGTGCGTTGCCAAGGTCACGTCAACTATAGAGAACAGTTCGAAGCTGGCTTCCGACCGTCAGACAGATCGCACTACATGATGTTCAAAGCGAATAGTCCGCCGGTGTTGACGAAGCTGCGCTCTATGGACTTCGAAGCTCTCGGGAACGTCCAGATGATCACGCCGGGATTTGGCATGGCTGATGTGGTCGAAGCTTATTTGAAAAACGGTTGACGGCCTGACGAAGTGTGAGACGATTTCCATGTCGATAACGCACATGGAGATCGCGCTTTGAAGTATAAGACCACGATTGAGGGCGAAGAGTTTTCTTCGGTTTTCCGCTTTCACGCTCGCGCTTACCGCATCCGTGCTGATGGAAAACCCACTTGGGCCTATGCCAAAGCGCATGATCGTGACCGTCTCATGAAGCGTATCAGTAATGAGGAAGAAAACCCCTTCACGACCGAGATCAAACTTTACGATCTTCTCACTGGCGAGGTTCGTGTGTTCAAGCCTACGGCTAAAGAGCCTTAAAGGCTGCGCCAGAAGAATCGCCCACATCCTTTTAAATCATCCGCCTTCCCGCGCCACGACGCCGACCTTTGTTCAATAGAGGGCTTATGGCCGTGCCTTCGAAGAAGCGTTTTTCGAACTCGCGATCCAGTTTCTTGCGATGCTCGGCCTCTGCCTGTGCGGCGTCCACGGCCATGTGCTGCTTCCAGTATTCCACGGCCAAGGCCAGCACGTCGATCCGGTCATCGTGCTTCAGTGCGCCGCGTTGGGCGGTCATGTGGGTCATCTGAAAGACCCCGGATTTAACCCTGTCATGCATGGCGAGATCGAGCTTCAGAACCTCGCGGTCGATCACCAGACGATGTTGTTTCATCACCGGCTCCAGCGCGCCGATGATGCGCTTCTCCTTCATGCCGTGGACCTTCACCCCGTCCACGCCGCATCGCCATTTGGTGGTGTGTTTGGCCAGCACCACCGGGGTCAGCAGACGACGGAACATGCCGTCACTGAAGTTGTCTTCGACGATGACCGAACGAACCTCATGGTCTGCGGCGATAGCGGCCAGCTTGGCATGGGTTTCTGGCGAGCCGCCGTCACCGGCGATCCCGCCCCAAGCGGTGACGAACACCTTGCCGTTGAGGAATTTGGTGACGACGTAGGCGGTTTCGTCCGCGCCGGTCCCGGCCGGGTCGATGTGCATGACGGAGCCGGTATATTCGGCCCAATGCTCCGACACATTGAAGGGCGAGAAGAAGCGGTCGCCGGTGAAGCCGACGTTGGGGAGCATGGGGTCTTTGATCTGCTTGTCGTCGGCTGACGTGTAGGCGAGGGCGACCGGGGCGCGGTGCTTGTCCACGTTCATGACGATCAAGTCGCTCGTCTTCAGCGGGAAGCGTTCAGCGTCGGACAGGGTGGTGTCCAACATCATCTGGAGCATGAACTCGCCCGCTGTGCCGTCCATCTCGCTTTCAAGGAGCTTGGCGTCGGTGAAGCGGTCGGGGTCGGTCGGGGCGCCGCCCAGCAGCGAGAGACCTGTCGGTTCGCAGAGCGTCCCCCATTTCTCGATGTCGGCGCGGAGCATGGGGGCGAGGCTGTCGCCGTAGTTGGCCAGCTTCGACTTCAGCGGGTAGCGGGCAGGCCAGATGCGGATTTCATAGCCGCGTTTCGTGAGGTCGTTGTAGATCGACTCTTCGGTCTGTGGCGTTCCGAGATAGATGATCTCTGAACTGTCGAGCGGCTTGATGATCTTGCCGAACTCGGACGTAGCGTGGCGCAGCTTGTCGCGCTGATCCTCGGTCGCAGAGTTGCGCTGGTTCTCCACGTCATCAGCGATGATGATGTCGGCGCGGTTGCCCGCGAGTTGGCCGGTGATGCCGAGGCATTTTACCGAAGGCTGCTTGTTCGAGAGCGCGGGACCAACGTCGAAGGCCAGCGTAGAGGACCGCTGGTCGCGGCGCGGGCGCAGTTCATCCCACAGGCCGTCTCCGGCTTCGTGGAAGATGATCGACTTGATGAGGTTGGCGTTGTCGGCGGCTCCGCTTTCACCGGCCGAGACGATCAGAACCGTCTTCTGCGGGTCGAGCCAAAGGCGCCAGACCGAATAGGAGCAGGTGATGAAGGACTTGCCGATGCCGCGCAAAGCTTCGATGGCGCGGCGGCTCGGCCCGGTCTCAAGGTAGCGGGCGATGTCCTCTTGGATGCGGGTCGGCTTGGGGAGGCCGAGAACAAACTTCCAGACGTAGCGGACGAAGGCGATAAAGGATTGTCGCAGCACGTCTCGCAGCGACGGAGTGGCGGGTTTCAGTTTCAGGACAAAGGTGCGCCCGCCCAACCGCCCGCCGGTAAGGCGAGCGGTCGGCAAGCGAGGGGGCTTGAGTTATTGCGGCGTGAGGTTCGCCAGAATCTCGTCGTCGAGATCGAGGTCCATAAGCTTGGATTGAAGGTCGGCCGTGCGTGACGATCCCGTTGGCGCGCTGACGCCGTTGTCCTTCAAGAACTTGATGGCTTGTGACAAAAGCTGCGGAGAGATCGCGGCGCCGGGGTCGTCAGGCTTGGCTTCGGCGCGAAAAGCGGCGCGGTCCAGTTCGTTTGAAAGGAGCAGCGCGACAGCGGCGTGAAGCTGGTCCATCGCCTTTTCAGATGCGCGGCTCATTTGAACACCACGCTTGTGACGGCTGAGACGATGGCGCCGATGGCTGCGGCTGCGCCGAGCAACCATGCTTTGGATCGTTCGAGACCGCCGAGACGCGTTTCGTGTGTTTCGAACTTCTTGTCGTATTCAGCGTGTTTAGAGCCGACGAGGGCGATCAATGAGGCCAGTTGGCCTTTGATTTCGCCGAGGATGAACTTCACGTCACCTTCGATTTTTGGATCGTTCATGTGACCTTTCGATTGTTGATAGGATTATACGGCGTTGCCAGACGTGTAAGTGAAGGTCGTGCTGGCGTAATAAGTCTGCCCGGCGATGACCACGCTACACTGGACAAAGCCTTCGTTCTGGGCGGTGTAGCCCATGGGATCGTAGCTGGGACCGCTGAACACGACTGTGCTGTTGCTGCCCCAGACATCGCCGCTCCATGCGTATGAAGAGGGCGTTCCGCCGCCGGTGATGTGGATACCGAAGGTGATCTGGTCGTAGTAGGAGTTGCCCCGGCCGATCAGTCTGAAATCCATGACCCCGATGCTGATGGATCGAGCGGATTTGCCGCGCAGTTGTTCGCTCGTCCAAGGCGCCGCCAGCCCGGCCGCCGTAGCGACTTGGGCTGACGTGAAGGGTAGGGCGAAGCCCCATTCGGAACGCACCTGTTCGGACGTGAACTGGCCTGTTGTTGGGATCGTCATGCGCGGCCCTCCAAGCTGGAGACACGCTGGCGAAGAGCTTTCACTTCATCGATCAGGAGCGGGATGTAGCCGGTCAGATCAACGGCGAGGATCGGATCGCCATCCTCCGGGTGAAGGTCGGCGCCCTCGCTGACGAGGATCGGCGCGACCTCTCGGGCTTCTTGTGCGATGACGCCGTATTGGCGCCGCCCTGCCTTGGTGAACTCATAGACGTTCGTGGCGTCGATGATCTCGGCCGCGCCCTTCAGAGGCGTGATGTCGGTCTTCAAGCGACGATCCGAGGTGACGGTGAACGCGCCCATTTGGACTGTCCCCCCCGTGACAATAGACTTGTCGCCGAACGAGCGAATCCAATTCGTGTCAGTCATTCTCCAGCCGCCACCCCAAGAGTGGAAGTAGATTCCGGTGTTGCCGAGCACCCGAAGCCACTTTTCGCCGCTCACATAAATGTCGCCGTTGAAATCGACTCTATTGTCGTTGAGGTCGATGACCATCGGCCAGCCCGAGCCGGTCGCCTCCCAAGAGCCGCTATTAACTCCCGCGCCGCGCAGAATGTAGAACCTGTTCTCATTCACGTGGATGAACGCTGAGCGGTGATTTGAATCTTGAAGAAAGATCGTCGGCGAGGTGTTGTTGATGACTACGCCGTCTGAGAAGAATCCCCTTCCGGTAACGAGCGAACCATCTTCTTCAAATGAGCCAATCCGCGTATCGGCTGAGTTTCTAATCTCGACGCCGTAATGGCCGCGAATGAAGGTTCTTCCATTGGCGGCAAAATAGAAGCGGTGTTTTCCTTCCAGCGAAGCGATCCAGCGATCAGTCGCACAGTCCAGTTTCCAAGCGGGGTTGAAGTTTCCGTCGGTCCATACCTCGTTCCAAGACGGCATAACGTTGGCATTGTCAGCAAAGCCCAAGAACAGGCGTCGGTAGGAGCCGCCATGATTGGTCCACAGGCCCGACCAGCCGTTAGAATTGTCCCTGCGGGCCATCTTGAAGAAGTAACCGTAGCCGCCGCCTCCGGGTGCTCCGTTGGCGGACGTGAGGTTAGCCATCTTGGAGTAGCCGGTAGGCAGTCCTCCCCACCAAGCGGCGTCTTTGGTTCCGGTTTCGAGGCCACCGTTGCCGGTTTTCCCGAGGCCCGTCTCGGAAGTCAGGACAGCATCGGAAGCGTTAGCACCGACCAATGCGCTCTGGCCGTCCACTGTCAGACCTCCAAAGACAGCGAGACCCTTGTTGATCTGCGCCCCCTCGCCCAACGTGATGTGGCCGGTGGCGGTGTTGAGCTTGTAGGGACGCAGGTTGTTGTAGCCGCCGTTAGGGTCCGAGGGGGCCGTCAGCAGTTGCCAGTAGTTGTCCCCGTCGTGCCTGTGGAGGACCGCCGGTCGGTCCGTGCGGCCAACGTGGCGGACGTGGGGGTTAGAAAAGGTCTTCTCCCCTGTGAGGGTCTGTGTCCCGGCCACCAGCGCATACTCGGCGTGGCTGTGGAGCGCGTCAGCCTTTCCGTCCAGCGCAGTTTGAAGCCCGGTCACATTGGCGATGTTGGTTGGAAAGAACGAAGGTTTGTTGGCGATGACGGTCCAATCGGGGGTCACGTCGCCTTGCTCGATGTAGCTGGCCTCGGCGGTCTTGGAGCCGGAGCCCGAATAGACCCAGCGGCGACCGTCCGTGGTGGCGACCAACGTCCCGGCGACCACGCCTGACTGTTGCCCTGCCGTGAGGTTGGCGATCCCGCCAGTCGATACGACGGGCGTCTGTCCGACGAGGACCGGGATACGGGCAGGGTCGATCATGCCGGTAAGGCGGGAGGCGGCGAGGGTGTCGGATTTCTTATCGAAGAGGTTTGGATCGAACGTCGCGGCCAAGGCTGCGGACGCTGCGGCTGCTTGAGCGTCCAGAGCCGCCAGTGCGGCGTTGTCGGCCGTCTCTGAAGCAAGCTGCTCGACGATGGCGCGATCCACTGCTGTGGCCTCGCCTTTCAACTGCGCCTGTTCGGCCCAATGGCGGGCGTTGGCTTCGCTCGTGCCCGCGTGGTTGCGATGCTCCTGCGCGAGGTTGCGCGCTTCGACGGCGGCGCCGCGCGCGGCTTCGGCCAGATTGGATTGAAGGTCGGCGCGTTGGGCCGAAGCCTCGGCTTGATCGCGCGCCAGTTCAGCGGCGGCTTTGGCCAGTTCGGCGATGTTGGCCGGGCCATGAACCATGTCGCTGAAGGAGGCCGGAGCCGGGACGAGAGTTTCACGCCCGAGGGCGTCCACGAGCGGATAACGGCCGTCCGCATTGGGACCGCCGTTCATCGTTCCGCCCAGCCACGCTCCAAGCTGCGCTTGGTGCGTATTCCAGACGTTGATCAGGTCTTGGATTTGCTGGACGAGAGCGGGAGTGATGGACCCGCTCATGGCTTAATCGCCTTGGGTCGAAGCCGCTTCGTTGGCCCGCTCAGCTTCTTGCTGTGCGAACTGGCGTCCGAGTTCGATGCCGTGGAGCGCGGCTCGCACTTCGTTGAGGGTTTTGCTCGTCGCGTCCAACTGCTCATTGAGCAGAGCTTTTTGGGACAGCAGCGAGGATTGCTGTTGGATGAGTTGCTGAATTTGCTCAGCAGCGGAAGGGTTCGACATAGTTCTCCAAGGCAGTTGAAGGTGTTGTTTTATTTATAGTTTCTGCGAGCGGGATAAACCCACTCACTACGTTCAGTTGATGATCGGCTCTTCGATGCCGCCGCCCCCGCCGCCGGGTCCACCGGGGTCGAGTTCGCCGCCACCGCCACCGCCGCCGCCTGTGCCGCCGCCAGAGCCCACACCTGCGCCGGAGCCGGTGCCCGGCCCGAGGTTGGACGTGTTGTTCTTCATCTCGGTCAGCTTGCCGTATCGGGCTGTGACCGATTGGGTGCTCATGTTGCCGACGTTGAAGAAAATCTGGACGTAGTAGTGCCAGTTGCCAGCCTCGCCGGGACGGTCGAGGAACTTGACCGGGATTGGTCCCTGCCAAGTGTCGTTGGCCATGCCCGAACCGTTCAGGTTGAACGTCTGGATGACGGTGCCGCCGCTGTCGCCGCGTGACCGGACAAGCTGAACGGTCGCGACAAACGAGCCCGAAGCGTTGTGGGTGAAGGTCGCCCATGCGTTGAAGTCGATGTCGATTGGGCTGTTGGCCTTCTCCACATTGAGCCAGACGCCGTGGATACGGGTTGGGGTCGAATGGTTGAGGCTGATCGTCCCGGCGTTGTAGCCGACCTCGACGCCCGTGACGGTGTTGTTCGTGAGCTTGGAGTGGTTGATCGTGCCGCTCACGAGCAGGTCGCCGTAGATTTCCACGTTCGAGTTGAAGCGGACTTTGTTGGCGGCCACAGACATGATCTTGATTGGCGTCCCGCCGCCGGGGGCGACGAAGCCCACTTCATCAGCGACGAAGGACAGGCTGCCGAAGCTGCCGTTGTTGTTGGCGGTCAGGCCGATGATATGGCCGTTGGAGTTGAGCGAGACCGTCCAGCGCGCGTTCAGGCCATCTGTCACCTGATACAGGGAGGTGATCGAAGCGGTGTGACCGTTGACCGTGTTGGTGACGGTCGAGAGCGACTGTGAAAGCGCGTTGTCACCGGCGATACGGGCGGTCTGTTCGGATACGACCGCCGCTGCGGCGTTGGCCGCCTTGGTGTCGATGCCGGAAAGACGGGAGCCAATGCTCATCGAACCGTCAACCAGAACCTTGTTCAGGTCGAGGATGAAGGCTGATCCGTTCGCGTTCTTGGCGCCGAGGATCGCCAGCGTGTTCGCCAGTGCCGTGTCGGCTGTGGATCGGGTGGACGCCTCGGTCTGGATGGCGGCTTCGTTCGCATTGACCTTGGAGGCCAAGGACTGCCGAGCGAAAGCTTCAGCGTTGTCGGCGGCGACCCGTGCGTTGGTCTCCGTGAGGACGGCCGCTGCGATGTCGTTGGTCAGTTTCGTGGAGAGAGCCTGACGGGCTGCGGCTTCCGCTGTGATGGCCGTCGCGCGGGTCGTCGCCTCATTGGCGATAGCCGCTTCGGTTGCCCCGATCCGACTGCCTTGGGTGTCCAGCCTTTGCGCTATGGCGTCAATCGCGGTGACGCGTGCATTCTGTTCGGACTGGATCAGCGACAAAGCATTCTGGTTGTCGGCGACTATGGCGTTGAACTTTTGGGCCAGCGTCTCGCCGGGGCCGGTCCTGACCTTGTTGGTGTCGAGGACGAAGGCCATGCCGTCGGGGGACTTGGCTCCGATCAAGGCCAGCGTGTTGGCCAAGGCCGTGTCACCGTCCACGCGCTGTTGAGCCTCGTTCTGGATGATGGTGGCGAGGCCGGAGCCGTCTTCGAGGTTGGTCAGGGCGTCCACGACGGCCGTCAGATTGTCGAGACGGAACGCTTGGTTACTGAGCTTGAAGGTCTGGTCGAGGATCGTCTGAGCGTTGAGGTCGATGCCCGCCAGCGCGTTGCGGAAGCGGTTCAGCAGATCGTCGCCGAGTTCGGAGACCCGAAGCAATTCGTCGGCGATGGCTTCGGGCGAAGTCACGACGCCAAGCTGTTCGCCGAGGCGGATGCGGGCTTGATCGAGCGATCCTCTCAAGAGGTCGTCCTGCTCCTGCATCTGGAAGAGAAGTTGAAGGACGGCTCGGTTCAGTTCCTCTTTCGTGAGGTTGGAGCCGTTGTGGAAGGTGACGGCCGGGTTCGCGATAGGCGTCACGCGTTGGATCAGCACGACGGAGCCGTCAGCGGGTTGCTGGATCAGTCTAACGCGACTGTCGCTGACCCATTCGACCGGCGCCGGGATGCCATTCAGACGGACGCTGATGTGCGATTTGTCGAGGTATCCGACCGAAAGATCGAACTCGCGCTGGCCATTGGCCACGATGTATTGGGTCCGAGTGTGGTGAGACATTGATCCTTTCGATGCGAAAACGGGAGGACCGTTGCCGATCCTCCCGCAATCTTTGCGTTGATGTTGTTATTGGGGCAGTGCGCCCATCATGGTGTCCAAGCCTTCGGCGGTGACGCCGTAGCCTCTCGCCTTGTTCTCGATCTGCCAGTCGTTCCAGCCCTTGGCCTCGCCTTGCTCAATCGCTTCAGCGGAGCCGGTGCGGTCGAGCATTTCGGCCAGTTCGGGATAATCGCCCCGCTTGATCGCAGCCCGTGACCAACGACCGTAGTCGCTGACCATGCCTTTGATCTCGGCGGCGCGCTGTGCGTCTGGCCAATCGGCGTAGTCGGCCGACATGATCAGTTCGGCCAAGGCTTCGTGCATGTTGAGGCCCGTGACCGGGTGACGCCATTCCTGACCGTGGATTTCGAGAACGCGGGCGTGTTCGCGCGCGTTGATCTTCTGGCCGTTGAAGCGGGCTTGAGGACGCGAGGCGATTTTCAGTTCAGGGTCCGCATCGGCCAGAGCCGACACTTCCAGACGAACCATGTCGGTCGTGCGTTCAGAGACGCGCAGGGGCGCCACCAGACCTTCGATCAGACCGCCGTCCTTGTCGGTGCGGATGATCGGCAGACCCAGCCAGTCGCGACGCTCGGGGAGCGTTTCGGACAGCAAGGGGAGGCTGGCCTTGAGGTGATCGAGAAGGCTTTGAGCCTCGCGCATCCCCGGGTCTTGGACGTAGGCGGTGTTCCGAATGATCGCCGGAATGAGCGAACCCGACACCTTCTTGGCGAAGGCCTTGACGGCTTGTTCACCCTTGTTCGCGTCGTTCGATGCGTAGGCCGGATCGATCAAATCCCAGAACTCGCCGATGCCCTGCAACGCCGCCTTGTTGACGATGTTGTTGGTGATCGCCGACAGGATGCCGCCCGCGATCCCCGTCATGCCTTCTTCGTCGAGGTCGTAGTCTTTGAAGATTTGCATCATGTCCGCGACCATCCCGAGGGGTTCGGCCAGCGGCGACAGGGTGCTGAACTGATACCAACGCCCGCCGAGGCGGATGCTGTAGCTTTTGATCCCATCTTGCTCTTCGGCGGCGGACCGTTTGCCCACGATGTCGCCGTTCGTGAACAGCAGACCGGCTGTGGCCATGAAGCCGATGCCCGTCACCATTCTGGCCATGACCAGATCGGCTTCGGCGCCGCCCCGCGTCAGGGAGTGGTCGAGACCATCCATCGCTGCGAAGTAGTTCTTGAACCCTTCGCGGTTCTCTTTCAGCAGTCCAGCGAGGACCGGGTTTCGGTCAAACATACCGGCACGGACGAGGTTCACCGGCGTTCGGAAGAACGGGACGTAGAGGGCTTTGAACAGCTTGACGCTGCCGAGGGCCTTCTCGAATTTCTGAAGGTTCGGACCGCTGTTTTGGAAGGTCATCAGCCGGGCGTAGTCGTCGATCATGTCGTGGAGATTGATCGAAGCGAACACGTCCGCCGCCTCCTGCAACAGGCCGTCGCCCTCATAGCTCTTGGCCGCATCGTAATCCTCACCGGCGATTTTGAAGTCGGCTTTGGCCTGTTCGAAGGCTTCGGCGGTGGGACGTTCACGCATGGCGTCGAACGTGCGGGTGAAAACCTTTTCGGCTTCCGCGCCCTTCAAACGGGCTGAACGATAGCTGGCTTCACGAACCGACAGGGCGTTGAGTTGCATCCGGCGGGTCATGACCTTGGTGAACTCGTCCATGGCCAGCGACGGACGAAGACCAAGGGTTCGAAGCGTGCCGAAGACGCCCGTCCCCAACATATCGGGGAGGCTGCGAAGCAGGCCGTCGTTCTTCCATTTCGTCCGACGCTCGGCGTTGTATTCGAATGGCGTTTCGGGACGCCAGATGCCGACTGAGTTCGCGGAGTCCGTGACGGTGTTGGCGGTCTTAAAGGCTTTGAACCCGGCCCGGCTGGCGTCCATGAAGGACTGGTGGATGCCGAACAGGTAGGCGTTCGCCTCGCGGAATGTGACGCCCTCAAGCGAAGCGTTCTTGCCGCCCAAAGCACGACGAAGCGGGGAGGTGACGCCCGCCGCGACATAGCGTTCGCCGATGGTCACGGTCGCATGCAGGACCGAGCCGATGGCGTTGCGGATCGCGGTGGCCGGCGTCGAGAGATAGCCGCTGACCATGTAATAGGAGAGGTAGTCCTGCCAGCCGAGGGCGCGGGCCTTGCGGAGAGAATCCTTGAGGCCACGAACGCCGCCCTTCTTGTGGGCGTCGGCAAGATTTTTCAGGACATCGGCCATCTTGCCTTGGTCGCCTGCGCCGCCGCCGAGGGCGTCGTTCAGGATGTCCATCTGCTCTTGAATGTCGTTGACCAGACGGGCGCGCTTCTTCGACATCTTCATGATGTTGAGGGCGCGAGCGATCTCGGATTTCGCGCCGCCCGCCATTGCGTCGAACATGGTCGCGGCTTGAAGCTGGGTGGCGATAGTCGAGAGGTCGTCAGCGGTTTGGGTGCCAGCGCGCAGCTTCGGCTCAACGTCCGCGATGATCTTCAGAAGATGATCGGTCTGCTGGATCGCAATGGTTTCCAGTGCATGGATTTTCGCCGTTGCGCCGCTCTCTCCGGTGATGTCGGCGTGAGCCTTGATGGCGTCCGAGATCGTGATCCCGAAAGTGCTCTGGCGGTCGCGCACCGACTTCCACGTCTGAACCGCATCGCCCGCCGCGTCATACATCGGCTTGAAAATGTCGGCCATGACGTTGGCCAGTTCCTCGAAACGGTCGGGGTCGCTGGCCAGCTTGTCGAAATCGAAGAAGTCCTTGTTCCAATGGCTGGCGTCATCGGCGACTTCGACGCTTTCGCGTCCGAGCCAGCGAACGAAGAGTTCGACCTGATCCGGCTTCACGAACTGACGCAGACGATCCAGATGACCCAAGGCGGCTTTGGCGCGTTCAGGCGATCCGGCCAGACCCCAATCGACGCCGTTCCACGGGTCTTCGGTCTTGGCTGAAGCCGCCTCCGGGCCGTCCATCTTCGGACCTTCGCCGGGCTGTGCGTCGTCCACACGAGGGCCTTTCATGCGCGGCTGTTCAACACGCGCGGGCAGGCTGATGTCAGAGACTGGCCCTTGCTTGGACGGGCGGAAGGTCCAGTCGTCCATGATCAGAGCCGGGACGTTGATCTTGTCGGCCACGTCCAGTTCATCACGGAACGTCTGGTCGAGATTGATGCGTTCGCCGTTGAGCTTGTTCTCGACGCGGGCGCGAACTGCGCCGCGTCCTTTGAACAGTCCGCCGATCCCTTCGAGCGCGCCTTGGAAGACGGCGCCCGCGCCAACCGCCATCGCGGTCTGGCCGTAGTTGTAGCGGTTTTGGACGTTGCCGACGTCGGACGTTTGAGCCAGCGCCTCCACGCCCCCGGCGATCATGCCTTGGGTGCCGACCCGCGCCCACACGGACGAACCGCCGGTGATGTAGGAGGTGGGGTCGATAGCAGCGGCCGACAGGGTGCCGACCAGTGCGGCTGCGCCATGAACGGTTTTGCCGACGATACCGCCCTCGGCTTGGTGCCAAGGGTCTTCATCGGACGCCTGTGCGAACTCCTGACGGCGTTCGATCTCCTTCGCCTTGACCTTCTGGGTGTCGGCTTGGAGCCAATCGGTTCCGGCTACGCTGTCAACGAGACCGCTGAAGCCGCCGGAGATTTCGCCGAGGATGCGGGCCGGGTTCAGTTCGATCCGCCCGCCGTTCTTCTGCATGTGCTGAACTTGTTGTTCCGGCGTCATGCGGCCGAAGGCGGCGGCGTCTTCACGACCCCGACGCCAGCCCGCGACCATCCAAGAGTTGTTGAAAGCCTCTCCGGCATCGTCCGCCAACCGCTCCCAAGCCGTCCGCTTATTGGTCGGCGAGGTCAGTGCGGTGGTGGCGGACAGACGGGCGCGGTTCGCCTCGGGACTGGTCCCATAGTGTTGGGCCATCCCCCGTTCCATTTCGGCAGGAGGTGTGCCGTCAGGAAAGTTGAAGGTGGACCCATCGGGACCAGTCACTCTGATTGTCATTCAATCCTTTCGTTAGTCGGCGGCGACCATGCCGCGACCGGGGACGTAGTTGTAAGTTTGAGGAGCCGCCGCTGCCGCCGTTCGGGTAGGAGCCGCAGTTCCAGTCTGGCCCGGCGCCCGTGCGTTGCCGCTTGCGCCCTCGGGTCGAGGAGCGCGCGACGGTCTGATGCGAGGCGTCCATTCTGCGATCACGGCGTCTGCCGCCGACATCGGGTTTTGGCCGCCAGCGACCCGTTTCTCCCAATCGATCATGGCTTCTGCGCCCATGCGGCGACCTTCCGGCGTGGCCATAGGGCCTTCGCCAATGAGCGAACTGAGGGTGCCGCCCACATATCCGCGAGCCACCGTGGCGGCGCGACGCTCTTCGGGCGGGACGGCGCGGTCTGCGCGGGAGCCGGTCGCCGCTCTGTTTTTAAGTTCCAGATAAGCGCGGGTTGCGGCGCGACCTGTGCCGAACCGGCCAGCGTTATAGTCGCGGTCGAGCGAGGACGTGATCGCCGCATAGTTGGGTTCGCTGACCGCAAAGCGGGCGGCGTAGCGCAACACGAGGTCTTCGTCCGCTTCACCCTTAAGCAGATCGTCTCTCATCCCCTTGAAGGCGTTCGTCATCGACATGCCCTCTGAAGGATCGAGGACGCCGGTGCGGACATTCGATTGGATGATCTTGCTCACATCCTCCCCACGCGTAGAGCGTTCCCAGAGGTCCAAGGTCAGATCGTCCTTGGCATCGAGGCGCGCTCTTTCGGTGCGGCGTTCGCTTTCGCCTTCCACCTGCGCAATCCAGTTCATGACCCTTATTTGCTGAGTAGGGGTCAGGATCGATGCGCCCGGCGGACGGACACGCGGACCGTTCTCGACGATCTGCGGAGTGGGTTTGGCGGCTTCGGTTTCGGCTTCGCCAGTCGGTTGGCCGATGATCGAACGAGGGTCGATGCGCTTGCCGCCGCGACGAGCGGTAAGGTGAAGGTGAGGGCCGGTGCTGTTGCCGGTGTTGCCGGTGGCTGCGAACTCAAAGCCTTGTTCGACCTTCTGACCTTCCTTGACGTGGATGGTCGAAAGGTGGGCGTAGCCGGTCGTCGTGCCGTCCGCGTGTTCGATGATGACGGTGTTTCCGCCGCGACCCTTTGGTCCAGCGAAAATGACGCGCCCATCGGCTGGGGCCTTGACCGGAGTGCCAGTAGGCAATGCGATGTCTAGCCCGCCGTGGTTGGTCGAGGCGCCCGCAATCGGCGCACGGCGGGCCCCCATTTCACTGGTGATGCGGTCCATGTTGACCGGGGCGATGAAGGTCGAAGCCTTGGCCGGAGCCGGAGCCGCAGCGGTCGGTTCACCCACGGAGGGCAGGGCGGCGCCATCAATCGTTTCGGTCGGAACCGTCACAGCGTTGGCTGAAGCCCGAAGGTCATCGATCTCCAACGCCACGTCTTCAGGACGACGAACATCGTCCAGAACATGAAGGACGCTGATATCCCCCGTTCTGAGCGCATACGCACCAATTGCGTTGACGACTTCATCTTGGACGGCTTGGCCATCGAGACCGGCCTCTTGGAGGCGCCCGACAATTGCCAACACGTCCACGGGTTCGCCGCGCGACAGCGAGGCTTGAACCTCGCCGGTTGTGAGGTCCATTAGCTCCTTGTCGGTCTTGGCTTTCAGAACGGAGGAAGCGCGCGTGTTTGTGGCGTGTGACCAACGCATCAGCCTTTCGCCCACCTGACGTTTCACATCGGGTTGCTCGAACAAGTCGCTGGTTTCTTCAATGAAATCCCTCGCGCGTTCGTTCATGTAGGTTTCGATGTCCTCGACGGTCGCACCGCTTTGGATCATGCGGTCGAGTTCTTCGGTCGTCTCGGTTTCGAACTTGGTCTGACGGGCCGAAGCGGTGACGCTGTAATAGGCGCGCTGATAGGCGACTGCGCCTCTCTGCGTTTCGTCCATTTCAAGACCGGCCGAAGCGTCAGCCATGCCGTCCGCATAGGCGCCTTCAGCCTTGACCCGGCGGTTCTCCAAGTCGTGCTTGAAGTAGGCGTCGGTCGCCCCTTCGAGTTGGCGGAAGAATTTGTTGATGGCTTCGGACTGGCCGTCGCCACGGAAGCTGTTGCGAAGGTCGGCGCGGACCTGAACGTCAGCGACACGATCTTCGCGCCGCGTCGGCATGACCGCATCGCGGTTTTCGGTGATGCGATCTTGCGAACCGCGACGTTGGTTTTGTCTGGAGAGATCGACCATCACTGCGGTCCTTTCGCTGCGGCGGCTTGTTGAAGCTGCATGGATTTTCCGCCGTAATATCCGCCGACACCGGCGGTCCCGATTTGAAGCCCAGCACCCAGAAGCGTGGGCGATTGGACGCGTGAATACATGCTGTTCGCCTCGGCGGCGGCACTACGCTGTTGGCTGTCGGCGTTGAGCCCAATGCGTTCTTGGGCGAGAGAATTTTGCATAAGGCTGTCGTTCAGCATCGCTTCGATGCTTCCACCAATATTTAGTCCAGACTGCCCGGCGGCGACCTTGATACGGGCCTGCTCCTTGCGGGCGATCCGCTGACGCTCGTTCAGTTCGGCGGTCTCAGCCGTATGAATTTCTTGCTGTTGTTGGGCGAGTTGATCGCCGATGGCCTTGTTCTGAACCTTGGCCGATTGGATGTCGCTGATGACCGAGGTCGCGGCGCCAACGACGGCCATCGTGGTCATGATGGTCACTGGATCACAGATGTCGTGGTCCCTCCCTTGTTTTGCTGAAAAGGTAAAATGGTCGCTGCTCCCGGCCGTGGGTGAGATCGACATCCTCGATGTCGAACCCGGCCCATAGGAGCCACTGAAGGCTCTGGGTGTTGCGGGCGTCGATGTGGTTCCAGACACGCGGCCAGATGGTCAGCCAAAGATCGACGGCGGGCTTGGTGGCCTTGCCGACCGCCAGCTTGGCGCGAGGGTCATCCATGCGGGTCGATCCCATCATCCAGACGATCCCGTGACCGTCCCCGTCAGGGGCTGCGCCGAACACGCAGAAAGGTTCGCCATCGTTGGTGATGATCCACGCATCCTCGGACTGCATGATCGATATGGCGAGGACGAGGACGGGATCGGGATCGCCGATGGTCAGGAGCGGATTGGTCGCTCGCATTTCGTCCCAATCGCCGGGACGCAGATCGGCGGCGATGACTTCCAGCCATGCGTGGACCTGCTCGGCCGACACGTCGGCGAGGTTGTGGAATTTAATCATGATTTATTTGGATGCCGCTGTTATCAGGAGGTGTCTGAAAAGGGGGCGAAAATGAAGTTTCTAACTTGCGCCGTGATGGCGACAACGTTGGTTGCTGGCGCCGCTCAAGCGGGCGACTGGCGATTGGCCGCCGTGGGGCGCAATTCGGCTTTGGCGGTCGATGTATCGAGCATTTCTATAGAAGGCTCAAAAGCTACCGCTTGGACAGCAGTTCTTATGTCCCTAACGGTCGCAAATTTTGACTATGCCTTGGTCCGTTACGAATATGACTGTCTTCGAAGAACCTCTGCCAAGCTAACATCTGTTTACTACGATGCGAGTGGTCAGATAATCAATCGCTATGATGTTCCCAAGGCTCCGGGGGCTATAGCTCCAGATTCGAACGAAGTTTTCTTGATGGAAGCTGCTTGTTTTGGAAAATTTCTGATCGATGACCCCGACGGTTGGGGAAGCATTAGAACTCTTTTGCAAGATTATCGCGGAGGGCAACAAGAATGAGAAAGATGAGCGTTGGGTTGATCTCGGGAGCCATGATGGCGGTGTCGTTTGTTGCTGGCACCGCTCAAGCTGGCGAATGGCGGGTAGCCAATGTCGATGAAAAGACGTTGATGCTCGTGGATACCAGCACCGTCCGCAAAGCCCCTTATAGTCAGAAGAAGGTTGCTTGGGCGGCGTGGCTTTTTTCTCATCAGGCTGAGGATGGGGCTGATTACTTTAAGATACAAATTGAGGCGGACTGTTCAGTCATGGATATAGCATACTTGGCGCTTTATCGCTATGGCGTTGATGGCTCCGTTATTGGCTCGGAAGTTGGTGCTGGGCCGCCTAATCCTGTAATACCGGACACGAAAGGCCAAGACCTGTTTCGGGTTATCTGCGATGGATCAGACAGTGTTGCTTTCGATACTGTTCAAGATGCCTTAGAAATCTATCGTGATATTATCGCCAATCCAGAGAACTGACCCCCAGAAGGCGGTCATCGAAAATAGGGGATGCTAAAATGAAGGTGATGGTTTGCGTCGCGATGGGGTTGTCGTTGGTGGCCAGTGCGGCTCAAGCGGGAGACTGGCGGCTGGCAACAGTGAACAGCAAGGGAGCCATCGGAGTTGATCTTGAGACCGTGCGGGGAGTTAATCTACGCCGCGCGTGGACGGTCGCGTTGTTTCCTGAGACAAACTCAACAGGAGCAGACTACGCCCTCGTTCGAGTTGAGGTCGATTGTGTTGCTGAGACGATGGTGAAAACCAGCTTCGCCGTCTATAATGTGGCTGGCTCCCTGATTGAACGGAACGACCGCGCCGAGTTGCCAAGGGCCGTAATACCAGACACCGGCGAAGCATCCATCCTTGAGGCTGTATGCTTTAACCGGTTTATTATCCCCGACGATAGTGGCTGGACTGGCGTGAAAGAACTTCTGATCGACTACCGCTCCACACTCGGAAGCTGACCGCCCGAAGGCGGTCAGCTTGTTCTTGAACGGTTGTGATATTGGGCTTCCCACTCCGCGCTGACGAAGGTCGAGCCGACGTGGGTGTCATTGCTGATGCGGATGCGAGCCGTGGTGTTCTGGCCGTAAACCTGAAAGCGATAGGCGCCCGTATGATGGGCCGGGACGTTGAGTTTCAGGCTCTCCGAACCGAGCGTCTTGCCGGAGAATTCCGCCAGCTTGGCCGGTAGGATTTCCTCGACGGTCGGGTTGAAGCCGAGGGGCGCAACCTCTGTCTTGAAGTAGGCCGTGCCGGTGAAGTTCACCGTGAAGGTGCGAAGCTGGGTTCGTCCCGTGGTGATGGCCTCGCCCCGCTGGGTGCGGACATACTGCTTCGAGAATTCGAACGAGAACTCATAGCCCTCGCCGATGATCACCTTCGCGGCTCGTTCGTCACCCGGCACCGAGACGACCGTAGCGGCCACCCATTGGTAGGTCTCTGGATCGATAAGCGTCTCACGACGATTCACGAAGCCATCGCCGCGCACGATTTTGAAGGTCGCGCGGTTTGGGGAGTAGGGCAGGACGAACTCGGTCCGATCTTCGACCGGATAGTAGATGCCTTGGACGGCGGCTCTTCGATCCAGATGGACTTGGTTGGTCGTTTCCTTGGGATGCGCGCCCGGCTGGAGATCGACGCGCTCCAGATACAGGCCATCGTTTCGGTTGATGACGAGGTAGAGGTAGCCCTTCAGGTAGGCTCCGCTGACGATCTTGGCGTCAGTTGGAAACTCCCATTCGTGCCATGCCGACTGCGCCTTCTCGTCCGAACTGGTCCAGTAAAACTGATAGACGAAGACCTTGTTCGGGGCGCCGTCCGTGAGAACGAACAGAGCCGAGAGATCGTCGGCCGGAATGATCGCGCTGACGCCGCCGGGAATGTAGCGAGGACAGTGAGCGGTGACATCGGCGGCGGTCGTGGCGTCCGAACCCGACAGGCGGGTGTATTCTCGGATCATGGCCCAACCGTTGCGCTCGACCGCGAAGTAGATTTCGGAGCCGAGAGGGGCGAGGCCAGCCTTGGTGTTCACGGTGTAGTTGGTCGTTGGGCGGATGGCCAAGGACGCGGCCGTCACGCCAAGTTCGCCGTTCGTGAGAGTGAACTGCGTCTGGTCCGATGTGAGCAGGATGCCGTCGTTGTGGGTCGTGGCGTCATAGAGCTTCGAGACGCGGGTTGAGGTCGCGCCGATGTCGAGAACATCGCTTTCGAGATAGTCGAGTTGCGTCATCCGCCAGAAGTTGCCGAAGTCGCCAACCACGCTCAGGGCGCAGTTCTCGTCGTAGAGGAACGAGAGGCGGTTCTGGTAGAAGAACACCTTGCGGATCGGACGGCCGATAAAGCCGGGGTTGGGGTTGATGGTGGTGTCGCCGACGACACGCGGCGCCCACGAGAACGGGGCGAAGGTGAAGCTGCCATCGGCGTTCGAGATCAACGCATGGGGCATGGTTCGCGCATCGATGGCATTGGCCAAGCCGGGCTTCAGGGTTTCGTCCAGACGCCGCCCCTTCTGCGGACGTAGTAGCTGGTGAAGTTGGAGCTTTCGTCGCCTTGGACGCGATAGATTGCGCCTTCTGGAGCCGCCTCGGGGAGCTTGTCGAAGCGTTGAACCGTGCCGGTCAGATAACCGCCGGAAGGGTTGGGCGGATACTGATAGGGCGAACCCGGCCCGTAAGCCACGCCGTTGGCATCGGTCCCCATCGTTCGCGACAGCCAGATTTGATAGCTTTCGTCGGCTGACGTGTCGGCGCCCATCGGCGCCATGGCGCAGACGACCTTGCGGTTCACGACGAAGGTGTAGTCGGCCACTGTGAACATTGAAATGTCAGCGGTGTAGTCGTTCAGCCCATCGAGATAGTTCCATCCACCCGGAGCAGTGACGCTGCGTTCGTCGCCGGAGAGGGTGTCGAAAACGCGGATGCGACCATCGGTGACGATGGCGACGAATTGTTCGGTGACATCGCGGTTGATGATGTGGACGTGAGCGTTCGAAGGCGATGCGCTCATGAGCCGTTTGATGAACTCGGTCGGCGCCCGTTTCGACAGACCCTCGGCGATGGACGACCAACCGTTGGTCTGGCTTTCAAGCTGATCGGGGGAGCGAACGAGAGCCGGTTGCTGGGACACGCCGCCAAAGAGGGCGGGGAGGGTGCGGGTCAGGAGGCTCATCGCGCCACCCCGCGTCCATGACGGGCCAGCTTGGCGCGCAGTTGAGCGTTCGCAGTGAACAGGTTGAAGTCGGCGTTGGCGGATTCTTCGCGCTGAAGGGCCAGCCATGCCCGGTGCTGCGCTTCTTGGTTGAAGCGGTCGGCCACGGGATCGCCGATGGCGTGGGCTTGGAACCGGCGAGAGGCGGCGGCGACCGCATAGGCGCGGGCCGTCTCGGGCAGGGCGTCAAAGGTGAAGCTCCACTTGATGCGGACCTTGATCGGCTTGGCGATCTCAAAGGTGTGGTTGGCCCGGTCGTAGAGATAGAAACCCGTAAGCGTCGGATGCTTTCGCATCGTCAGGTCTTGGCGTTTGTCCATCGGATCGATGGAGAGGGCGCCGAGGGGAGCGGCGATCCGGCCGTCGATGTCGGGCGTGAGGACGTAATCGTCATCGGTGTTGAACTTGAAGCCGTGCTGACAAACTTCGCGAACGATCTTGTGAAGCTCGTCGAGAGCGAGGTTCTGATCCTGAAGCTGCGGGGTGATCGCGTTCACCGGGAGTTGGCCGATGGCGATCAGCATGGAGTTGACGGCCTCAAGCTCGTGCATGGGCGCAGCCAGCATGGGCGCGTCTCCTTTCGAGCGAGGGGAATGAAAAAATGGGCCGACCTCCGAAGAGGACGACCCATCTGGTTCGTGCGTAGTGCGACCGGCTTAGGTGCTGGCCGGGGCGCCGGTGCGGATTTCGACAGCGTTCGAAGAACGGAAGGTATCGGTGCCCGACATTTGGCGAGCAACGATCAGGGTGCCTTGCTTACGAACTTGCTCTTCCGTCTGAACCGACATCTCCTGAACTTCGGCGGTGGCCACGGCATCCGGCGTCCAGACGGCGCCAACCGTGGTGTTCATGGCGATGCGATAGCGCGCCGGAATGTTGGTGTTAGCGCGATCATCGACGAACGGTGCGAGGTTCGACTTGATGATCTGAACACCATCAATCGTTTCCAGCGTGTGTTTGCGGATCGAAGCGTCGCCGCCGTTGAAGTCGCGGTTCAGGTTATCCTTCGAGGACGCCATCAGATACCATTGGGCGTTCTTGAACAGGGCATAGACCGGCACTTGGTCCACGCGGACGAAGTTGTTGTCGAGGGTTTCCTTGGCCTTGCTGACCGCAGCGAAAAGCTTGGTCGCGTCCGTGTCCACACCGGCTTGTTGGACGGGGGTCGAGTCCGGGCCGCCGAGCAGGTCTTTGGTGCGAGCGGCCTTGATGACGGCGCGCATGACGTTCTGGTCGTATTGAACCGCAAGAGCTTCAGCCAGTTGGCGGGTGTATTCCGAGCGGATGTCGAAGTGGTTCAGGATTTCGTGGATGTCCGAGACGAACACGTCGGAGATCAGCTTGTCGTCCGAGGTCAGGATGATCTCGTCGTGGTCGATCTGCTTGCCGACGATTTCAGTGCCCGGCGTGTGATAGCTGGCGGTGGCGCGACCGACGCGCGGGAAGCGCAGCGACTTGCCATTTTCGAGTTTGAAGATGCGGTGCTTGTCGCGCATGACGGTCATGCGTTCGTAAGCGGCTTGGATTTCGCCGCCGAAGATGTCCAGCAACAGGTCCATGTTGCCAGCGGCGCCACCGGCCTTAAAGCCGGGGTTCGAAGGAATAGAGTTAGCCATTAGGCTCCTTGATTGAGAGAGAGTTTTTGGCTCCCGTCGATCAATCGGAGTCCGCTGGCGGCGAGGTTGTGCGGTCGCTGACCGGCCTCATCGCAGCCGGAAAATCCGCTTTGAATTTGGGAGAAAGAGTTGGGCCGGGCTTTCACCGGCCACCCGCCCTTGGGCGGTCTGTTCGCGGGTGCGCTGCGAACTCTGCGGCCTCGCCGTCCGATCCCAAATGATCGGCGGGCAGAGGTCTTAGGGGTGCTTGAAAAGCCGGTTAGATCATCCCGGCTTGTTTCGAGCGGGCGACCTTCTCTGCGACTTCACGCTGATAGGTGCGGTCGTTCAGATAGCGGTCGGATTTCATAGCCGTGACCATTTCCGCCTTGGAGCGGAACACGTCACTGACTGCGGCGCCCGCCTCGGCTTGAATGAACGAGCCTTCGGTCGGGGTGGCCGATTTGTATTTCGCCATCAGCCATTCGACGCCCTGTTTGGCGGTCGTCTGGTTGGAGACGAGGGTGTTGTAGCTGGCGATCTCTTCTTCAGAGAGGTTCTGGCTGGCCCAATGGGACGCAGCGTTGAACGCCTCTTCGCCGCCAGCGACGGTGTAGGCTTGGTTGAAGGATTCACGCGCCAAGGCTTCCAGACCGGCGAGATAGTTGGCCACGATGTTCTGCGGAACACCCAGCTTGACGATCTCGGCGATGGCTTCCTCGGGCGGCTGGCCCTTGGTGTCCTCGTAGGTCTTGGCGAACGATTCAAACGCCGTGGTCAGCGGGTTGGCTTGAGCCTCAGCTTCGCCTTCCTTCTTCTCGATCTTCAGGCCTTCAGCCTTGGGGGCTTCGTCCTCGGATTTGGGACCACGCAGCTTTGCTTCGAGTTCCGCGTAGGATTTGGCCATGTCCTCGGCGCGAATGGCGCCAGCCTCGGCATCCCAGAATTTCTCAGGAATGTGGGCGGGGCGTTCGGCCTTGGCCGGGGTGTCCTGCGCCGTCAGCGAGTCTTTGTAGGTCGAGGGGTCTGCGCCCTCTGGAAAGGCTGTGGCGGGAAGTGCGGAATAGTCTGGAGCGGCCTCAGTGGCCTCGGTCTGGATAGTCATTCAAATCCTTATTCGGGTTGTTCGGAAGCGGCCTTCATCGCCGCGTCCATGAAGCCGGGGGCTGCGGCTTGGGTGGCTTGCGCCATCATGGCTTGCTGTTGCTCTTGGGCTTTCTGTTCGTCCGACTTGAGCAGGTCGCCGAGGCCCAGAACGCCATGCTCGACGCCAAGACGGGTGAGCAGGGTGGCGACATTGAAGTGTTCGGTGACGGCCGGATTGGACAGCATCGCGGAGGCGTCGCCGATGAAGGTCCGAAGACGGTTCACCTCGGCGGCGCGGCCCAGCGCGGCGAGGCCCGTGATGACCTTCGGCTTAATGCCCGGCGGGATCGGCGGGATCAGGTTGCGGCGTTCAGCGATGTAGAGGTAGCGCGAGGCAATCGGCTCCTGAAGTTCGCTGGCCAGCACCGAGAAGGTGCCGCCGAGAACCGTTTCAAGCTCTTCGGATTGGGCGCGGATTTCCTCGGCCGTGACGCGTTCGGCGTTTCTGAACGACTGGATAAGGAAGGCGCGAGAGACGCGTTCCTCGATGCGTTCGGCCACCGACGACATGACGCCGAAGTCCTGCGACTTGTTCAGCGAGACCGTCGAAAGGTCAGCATCGCGACCATAGAGGTAGTCGCCGGATTCAGCCGCCGCGAGTTCAGCCACGTCCAACGTGGAGTTGGGATCAACAAGGTTGATGATGCGCGAAGCGACCGCTGCGAACTGAACGATGGAGCGGTTCAGGTCTTCCAGCGACAGGAGGTCGCCGAGGTATTCGGTGATCAGGCTGCGGCCGTAATCGGAACCCGGCACAGCGAGCCAGCGCGGAGCCAGCCAACCCGACTTTTTCGCGGGAGCCTTGCCCGCGGTCGATTCAACGACCTTGCCATCGATCTCCTGATGTTCCTCCACGGTGTCGCCTTCGCGGCGAACGACCGTGTAGATGTCGATCTGCTGTTCGGTTTTATCCGGGTCGATCTTCAGGCCGAGTTGGGTGCGAACCGCCTCGGGCAAGGTCGAAGGATAGACCTTCTCTTGGATGATGATCTCGACCCAATCGCCCTCGGCGTTGCGCTTCAAAACGAACTGATCGAGGCGATAGAGCTTGGGCGCACGGTCCAGCGGGAAGTGGATGACGACGTTGCCAGCCACGATCAGGTGGCGCATCGCTTCGGCCATCGCCGGTCGAACCCGAAGGTCTTCCATCAGCGCGGCGGTCGATTCCGACACTTGCGAGAGCAGGGAGTCCGTCTTGGCCTTGTCGGCTTGGACGTTCGCAGCGGCGAAGGCGTCCAACTCCAGTCGGAAAAATGGAACCGAGGTCGGGAACAGGGTCGAAAGAAGACGCGAACCCAAGGTGCGAACGCCGTGGGCGCCGACTGACTGGTAGGGTTGGGTCGGGGTGAAGTGTTCGTTCTGGCCCGGTTGGGGGATCAGGCCGGGAATGGTCAGGCGCGAGGCCTCGCGCGCCTTGTCGAGGACAGAGGAACGGGCGGCAGTCATCGCGCTGAAGCGCGATGCTGCGTTCTTCATGCGTTATTTTTGTGCTTTCGAAAGGGTGGCGCGACCGTAGATTCCGATCATGCCGGGCATGTGCGAGGCTCGAACGGCGCGTTCGTAATCTTGGTCGGACAGGTTGCCTTGGCCGGGGAGGGACGACTTGATGCCTCTGCTTCCGCTTCCGCCACCGCCTGAAACGGGCTGACTGACCGGCGGGATGAACGGCGCGGTCGGGGGCAAGAGCGGGTTCGGGCTTGGCGTCTGATCGCGACGAATCGTTAGTGCTTTGACGCCGCCTGTGCGAGCCCGAAGGATCGGATCAAGGCCGTCCAAATATGGGTTGCGAAGGATCGCGGCTTCTTTCTCGGTCGCGGCTACGGCGACCTTGGGTTTCTTGACAAGACACATGGTCAGCCCTCCTTCGGTCGTTGGAGCGAGCGTTCGAACTCGCGTCTAATGAAGCGCACCATGTCGCGGCGACCGGCGTCGAACATGACCTGTTCGAGGGTCTGGCCGGGGGTCGGCGACAGTTCGGGGCAAGCGCGGTCAAGCCAATCCAGCAGAGCCGGGATGCTAATCGGGAAGGTGTCGCGGCTCCCGTGGCCGGTTGGCTGATGGCGGTTCACTTGGCAGAGGTGTCGGGCCAGACGACCCCGATCAGGCCAGCGATTGCAGAACCGAATGCGATAGCGACTTCGACATAGGACGGGTCGATGACGACGCCGAACGCAGTCAGGATGCCGACGAGGCCGAGGTAGGTGGAGCGTTCTTTGAGACGCGGGACAATGAGATCGCGGATTGCGTTCATGACAAATGGCCTTTCTGGAAAATAGTGTTGAGCCATCCTTTGTGTTAAGATGGCTAATGCTTAAATGTGAGGGTCGCTGGGCGACCAAGATTGAGGAATTGCTTGCGCCCTATTTGGGCGAACCCCCGGAAGCCAGAGGCGATTGTGCTTATTGCGGCGCGCCGCTCGTGTTCGCCGACAAGCTCGTTCGACGGTTTTGCTCGACAAATTGTCGGACCATGGCGGGGAAGAGACGCGCGATGGGCAAGCCTGAAAACCAAGGAGCGGTTCAGGAGACCGCTGTCTGTCGCTCGTGCGGGGACGAGTTCACCTACCTGCGGAAGAGGAAGTATCGAACCTACTGCGACCCAAAATGTCGTTTTGGACCAGTGACGAAAACGCCACCGGGCCAATGACCGTATCGTCGCTCCACATGCGAAAACAGAAGGCGCCGTATTCGTCGGCAATCGATATCACCGATCCGCCGAATTGCTCGCGGCCCATGATGTAGAGGTCGTTGGCTTCGTGTTCGATGCCTTGGGCTAACAGCCACGCCGAAGCTTCGTCGCTTAGGTCGTTCGGCAGAATGAAGTGTGCGGCTTCAGACTGGAGTAGCTTCACGAAAGCCACGGCGACATGGGGGTCAGGGTTCATCAAACGCGGCGCAGTTCGTTCTCTGCGTATGCGCGGATGGCTTGGACGTGCGCGGTATAGGGCGCCTCGGCTGGACGCATGATGCGCTTGGCTCGCTCGACTTCTTCGTGAGGGTCCAAGCCTACCGCCTCGGCGACCACGCAAGCCGTGAGAAACAAGGCGCGGATTTGGTCGGATGGGTTCAGGTCTTGGATGCGCGAGAGAAGCATGAAGGCCGGTTCGCGAAGAACAGCGACGGTCGATTCAGTGCGAACGCGGTCGCGGATGGATGGGAATGGGTTCATGGGCGAGTGTTGGTTGTTCAATAGCGGGCTCACGAGAACAGAAATTCGCTGAGCCTGACCTCCTCGATGTTCAGATCGCCCAAGGGCGGAAGAGGAGGGAGGGTGGCCGCGACTTCAGGAGGAAGCTGCGCAGCCAGTTCGTCTCGAAGAACTTCGAGCCAGTTGGTTTGGTAGAGTTCGCAGAAGGTGGAGCGGAGGATGTCGCGCAGTTGATATGCGCGAGCCGCATGGACCCCGAAGCTGTCATGAACGACCGCAAGCGAGCGGATGCCATGGTCATGGCAGCGGTTGGCCACAGCCATCAAATGGCTGGCGTCCATTGAATGGATGAAGTTCGGGCTGATGCCATTCGCCTGACGCTTCGAGTCGAGTTTTCGCTGATCGATCTTCACATCGAGACGGATGCGTTGACCCCGATAGTTCACCACGACGCGGCCCGTCTTCCGGCTGAAATAGGACTGAAGAATCGGCAGACCTGTCGGTGTGGTCCAACGCAGAGGGAGACCTGCCTTGGTCATGATCGACGCCACGGATCGCAGCCAGTCCATCGCGGTCGAGGCAGCGACGACCGTCTCTTGAACGGTGTCCCAAATCTCGGACGCCATGTAGCGAGCAGCGACGTAGTTGTCGGCGTCGAGGTGCTTCGTTCCTGCGGCGTCGATCTCGGCCAGCGTCTGTAGGATTTGATCGCAGTAGCCATACTTCGTGGCCGAGTAGGTGAAGGTCATGACCGGCCGCTTGGTGATCTTGCGGCTGACCTTGTTGCCCTTCCATGCGGTGGCGGCGGGGTCGTAGCTGTCGTTGACCTTGGCTTGAACGGCGTTCGCGACATCGGTGTAGATGTCTTGCGGTCGGTCGCTTGGCGTGAGGTTCACCGCCTTGGCGCCGATGGGGTCTCGCAGCAGGGCCGAGAAATGCTGAAGGCCTGAGTTCGAACCATCGAGGCTGACCGGCAGATGGCTAATGAAGCCTTCGCCTTCGCGGACATAGCCCGCCCATTCGATACAGGCAGCGAGGGCCATGAAGGGGCTGTCGGCCGTGGCCCAGAAGCGTTGACCGTCGAGCGGATCGTTCGCGGAATCGAGGATCAGATGTTCGTGAGCCATGACCCAATCGACGCGTTCATCGAAGGGAACCTTGTCGATCCCGAACAGGCCCGCGAGGTGGACCGCCAGCCAGTGTGCGCCCGCGTGGGTGATCGGCTCTCCCTTTGCCAAGGTCAGGAGGGCTTTGGCGACATCATCGCCTTGAGGGTGTGGACCGCCGGTGGCCAGCGGATAGACACGGCCTCGGAAATCGAGGCTGTGCGGGAAATAGATCGCGTCTTCAGTGGCGAACTTCTGAGCCACCCATAGACGCTGACTGATCGCCAGCCGTTTGCTGACGTTCTTGGCGTTCAAGTCATGGATGTCCGAAGCTTCACGCTTCCAACGGTTGGCCGCTTCCTCATTGTCCGCATAGTCGGCCGGGCGCGGTGGAATGGGATAAGGTTGACGGGCGGGCAGATCGCCGAGGACGCCGCCGCCGTCCCATATTTCGCGCATGACGGCGAGGACCGGAGCGTTGATCTTCCAAGCGGTCTCTTGGATCGCGTTCACCGCGTCATAGACCGCTGGCATGACCTGATCGCGAAGCTGATCGTGGTAGGCGCCGTTGGCCTGTTTCACGAGGCGGTTGCCGGGGATTTTCGTGACGTAGCCGCCCTTGAACGGGCTGCTCCATCGACGAGGCGGGATGATCATCGGCAGACAGATCGGCTCCAGCAGTTCGCATCGCGCGTGTTGCTGCTCCAGCCAGCGATGCACCGCCTCGGTCGGGCGCACATACTTGGTCCGATGACCTTGGCTCTCGATGACGAACAGGCCGGTGGCGTCACAGAATAGCTCGATGGCTTTGACGCCGGTGCGGATACGGGTGGCCAGCGGCACCTCATGATCCACGCCATGTTCGATCATCACGTTCTGAATCTTGCGGCGCATCTTTGCGCTGCGGATGCCATGGGCTTGGACGCGGCGAACCACGCCTTTGAAAACGTCGGCGCGGACACGGCGAAGACGTTCCATCTGCGCATGGTCGAGGATGGCGTCGGCGACAGCGATGGCCGTGGCGGTCAGCTTCTTGCCCTCGGCTGCGGCCGAAAGAATGACGCGGCCGGTCAGAAAAGCCGCTTCTTCAGGGCCGACGCTGGACAGGATCAAAGCCGCCTCGGGGATGCGGGCACCGCCTCCTTGACCCACGATCTCGCAGAATGAGCGGATCGCTTCGGCGGTCGGCTGGACAGCAAGGCGCATGAGGGCGCGGCCGGGCGGCAGTTCGCCTTCTTCGTCCGAACTGCTCGGTTCAGTCCGCCACGGCAGGGGGCGGCGCGCGCGGTAGCGGCTGGCGCCAAGGGCGCGGCTCTCGTCTTCGAGCGCGATTTGACGCGCCAGTTTGTCTCTGAATGTTTCGGTTCGCACCTTCTATTTAGCCAGCCGAGGCAGGGCTAAAGGGCGGCTATAAGCATGTATGCATAACCTTTGCGTTGACCATTATGGTTGTGCTGTGCTACAGAGGACTTCGCCATCAGCATAGGAGGCAGAAATTCTAAAGCTCTTTTCAATTGAAGAGATGACTGACTCAGACCAATCGTTTGGCAGAACCGTTAAAGGATCGCCACGCATGGCTCGTCGTCGAAAAAATCCCGAACAACTTCAAGGCTCCGTCATCGAGGGCGGCGCGGACTTCATAGCTCCAAGCCGCCTCAAAGAAGGCGTCCACCAGTTCATGGCTTTCGCCAATGTGCTCGGGTTCATGGCTGCGAAAATCCCGGCGCGGACATCGCTGCGTCAGGTTTATGCCTTCGCTCTGATCGTCGAAGCCAACGCCCTCGGCAAGTCGATCATCATCAGCGACCTCAAGGAGATCGCGGGGGCTGATGACACCGGCGAGCCGATCTTCGGCCAGTCCATCGGCCGGTCCTATCAACTGCTCATGGAGCCGACCAAGCGCGACCCGGATGGGTTGGGCTGGATCAAGCTGGAAACCGATGAAGACGATCAGCGGCGGAAGATCGTCCGACTGACAGCCGAAGGAGAACGCATCGCCGGTCACATCAGCCGAACTTTACGTCAAGTGAAGAAGGAAAATGACGATGACGTTTCAGGCTAA